GAAGAAACTAAAAAGAAATTAGAGCAAGTTGTTCCTGGAATTACTTCAGAAGGCTTTAATAGAATCACGAAGGAGCAAGCTTCTGCAGTTCTACCAATTCTTTTGGAAGATATCTATGTACCAGAAGCTAAGAAGTTTGTAGGAGAGAACTGGGATAATCTTCCAGAGCCTGTTAAAGAAGTTGTTATAGATATGGACTTTAATATGGGCTATGAAAGAACTAAACCAGATGGAACTAAAGGTGGCTTAGTTACTTTCAAGAACTTTAGAGAAGCTCTCCAAAAAGGAGACTTAAAGAAAGCTGCTCAAGAAATTGAAAACAGCTCTTACTTTAAGAATAAAGGATCTCATGAGAGAGCAGTAGCTAACATCGATAAGATCCTTAGAAGTCTCTAGTGAATATTATTATTAACGAACCTGAGCAGCTCTTCATTCGTGGAGGGCTGTTCTAGTATTGCTATAGGAGTTTCTTCATCAGCTATAATAAATGTTGGCAGAACTTTAATATTAAATCTCTCTACAGCATTTGTGCAGTCATCATCTGTGTCTATATAAATAAACCCTAAGTCCTCTGCAGTCTTCTTAAGAGCTCTACATTGGCAGCACCAAGAAGCTCCTATCATATACTTATTAATCATTCTTACATTTCTCCTTTATCCATTGTTTACATGCCTCTAAAGGCCCTGCAAAACGTTCTACATGCATAAGATGACCTCCAGTGAAGTACAGTACCACTTCAAAGAGATCCTCTTGTATGAGCTTTATACGGCCTTCTAGCAGCATTCTAGTAGCTTTCGTCATTATCTGTATCAGTTAACACAGTGTGCTTAGTAGCTGGTGTAGCAGAGAAAGCAGAAGGGCCTATAGTAACAGTAGTGTACTTATTATTTTTCCAATTACCTATAAGTTCTGCTCCATTAGCTGCATAGCCTGCTAAGTCAACCCAATTATCATCCTTGTGAGGACTGCTTGCAACTCTAGCAATCTTTAACAGGGACATCATTGCAGCTACATCAAAGTCTTTAATAATACCATTGATACCTCTACTGTGTAAGTAAGCTGTCCAGTACTCTGCAATAGTTCCAAAGTTCTTCTCAGGGGTACCATAATCATTCTGTCTATCTTTTGTGACGATTTTAATAGCCTCGTCTAAGCATTGTTTTCTGTCCATTTTAGTTCCTTTCAAGTTGTCTTTCAATTTTTTGTTTGCGTGCTATGAGTATCATAATCCTGTTGTTGTACTTTACACATTCTTCATAGGACTTAGGCATCTCATAACAAGAATGATAGCGAGCAACCTTATGAATCTCTCTTTCAAGATGTCTAAGTTCTGCTCGCATATCGTCTTCAGTCTCATTAGAAGTCTGGGAAGTATTCATCTACACTACCTTCTGTAAATGAACAACCTCTTAAGAAGTATGAGAAGATTCTTACAACATCTTCTAAGCTTTCTGCAGAGAACTCCATAGTTACCTTAAAGTCTCCACAGTCATGTGTAAATACAAAATTATTCTTTATGTCCATCTTCTGCATCTCCTTTACAATTCTTTGTAGCTTTCTCTTCTAAGAACCATACACGTTCTTTAAACTCAGACACTTTGCCAGGGTTGTATTGAGAAACAGGTCTGAAATATCCCATACAGCGTGTCCAACATTCTACTACTTGTCTTTCATCATCTCTTAATTCCATTTTAATCTCCTATAATATCTAAATAATATCTTCTACAGTATTCTGCAATGAGTAAAGCTTCTGCTCTACCATCTTTAGAGGCTGTTAACAATTCACTTGCTTCTGGAAACAACTCCTTAGCAAGTTCTATAGATTCTTTTTTATTCCTTGACAGTCCAAAGTACTTCTTCCATTTCTGTGGTGTTACTCTTAAAGGCTCTTCAGCTGCTGCAAGATTAAAAGCAAGCAACTCAGCCTTTCCAACATTCTTTCCAAAAGTAAAGCCAGCAACTGTGGACTGTCTTGGAAGGGCATGAACATCTTCTATAGCACAGTAACTTAAAGGACCAGTGTAATCAATCTGTAGTAAGTCTAACCAAGCTTCATCAGTCTTTGGAAGATCTTCTACTAGTTTGAAAACACCTTCAGAACTTATACAAGCTACTGCACCCTTAGCACCAGGGTCAATTCCATAGTAAAAATCAGATGTTCGCAAAATCATTTAAGTGTCTCCTTATAAGGTGTGCTAAGTAATCCTCGTAGAGTTCTTCTGGTGTTAACCCTAAGATCTCTAAGACATCTTCTACTGAATACCCATCAGCGAGTCTCTGCCATAACGTAAACTCAGTCATAGTTGAGCTCCTCTTCAGGCATCTTAACAGGTAGCTCCATAAACTCCCAATGAGGTTCTTTGCATGGCTTTATAGATAGTCTCAGCCATCCTGTGTCCCACTTGCTACAGCCTGAATAAGCCCACTCAGGTCTGTCAACAGTAGCACACGGAAGACAAATACCAAAGATCTTATGACCTTCTAAGTCTCTGTCCTCAGCAACCTCTCGAACATGTCTGTGTCCTTGTATACAGCTAATATGAAAGTCCTTCAGCATTCCAGCACAAGTTGTATGAGCGATACCAGAGATACCTTTATCAAAAGTATGAGAAAAGCTGACACCTTCACTGCTGAAGATATCTTTATTGTTAAACAAATATATGCAGTTCTTAATTCTCTCTGACATCTTTTCAAAGAAACCTTGGAACCATTTGTATTCTAACTTGTCATGATTTCCTAGCATAAACACTATAATAGGTCTGTAGAGTTTCTTCTTCATAGCTCTGCGAGAATCATTATAATCTGATAAAGGCTTAAAGAAGTTCTCAGAGAGTACTTTAATAATGCTCTCACGTTCCTCTTTAAGCTCTGATGTACCGAATAATTCAGACTTCCTGTTGTGGCTGTCAAAGGTACCTATGTCACCAACACAGACAATGACGTCAGGGAACCTGTTGAGGATGTCTTCAGTGATGTGTCTAAGCACAAAAGAAGATTCCTCAACAGTTGTAGGAGATATATGTAAGTCACTGAAACATATATATTCCATCCCTTAAGTCTCCTTATTCAGCTTTGCCTTCAGCACTTTTAGCAGCTTCTTGAGCAGCTTTAAATTCTGCTTCACGAGCTTTAGCTTCAGCATCTCTACGAGCCATTTGTTCATCTGCAAGCTTCTTAATGAAGTCTACAATTTCTTGAACAGTTTCTTTGACAGCAACAATAGCATTATCTCCACCAGTAGCTAAGATAACTACAGTATATTTGTTACCATCTTTTTCTTCTTCACCCATAGCTAAGATAGCATTGATATCTACATAGACATCTCCACCACCTGTAGCAGCTGTTAATAAAATTTTAGAAGAACGTGAATCAAAAGCATAACGAACCATTTTTAATCTCCTTTATTAGTTCTAGGTTGTGGCTCTTTAACAATTTTAGTAAAGTACTCTGAGCCTGTAGAATACTTATACTCTTTAACATTTGGAAAGCACTTCAGAAGATGTGGACAATGTTTACAGCAAGTAGCTACAACTTCATTACCACTCTTTCCAAAAGGCTTAGGAGGTTCACAAGGCTCCTTAGGCATCTCAGTAGAAGCTTTCTTTGCAACTTCTATGACTCTATCAATGTTTGGTAGGTCAAATTCAGGGTCAGGATAGTACGTAGCCAGCTCTCCAGTAACTTTATTAACTGCTAAGAAAAAGCACTGGTCCTGTTTAAGAGCTGTTTTATAACCTGAAATCTGTGGCAGATACCCAAAGGAGTCTTGTGTGGGCAGTTTAGCATCTTTAAATTTCAAGAAGGATTGTGCTGAGCAACTCTTTACATCACACAACACACCATCTATAAGAGCATCAATAGACCCTGTAATACCAGCATACTCTACAGGTTTTTGTTGGTCTGTAACAGTATGCCCTGATTGTCGACACAACCAAAGTACTAGAGTCTCTATGATATCTCCGTAAAGAAACTTAAGACGTGCTGCTCCATTAGGTTTAGTGACATTGTGTAAGTCCATGAAGATTCGTCTAGGAGCTTTACCAACACTAGACATACTCAGAGAAGGCTCTCTGAAGTGCTGCAGCTTAGTTAGGATAACCGTCTTTAAAGCTTGTGCGAGCTCTTCAGCAGCCTCTGGGGAAACCTCTGGGTAACTTTCTAAGTAGTTGTAAATATCTTTTACGAGATCTGTCATATCATCACCACCTTATCTTAGGCCAAGTCATCGTCATCATCAGAGTCAGTGTCAGCAGCAAGATTATTAGCAACTTCATCATCATCTAACAAGTCCTGAATGTTATTGCCTGAGTATTCTTTTAAGTCAATAATACGAATATCTCCTAAACCTAAGAAGAATTGTCCACGAGCTTCATAAGAAACAACTCTTAAGTTTGCAATAGTTCCATTACCAACCTTTGCAGTTTCTTCATCAGTCATCGCAACACAATCTTTGTCAAGCACTCTAGGTTTAACAGTAGACTTTAATGTTACTTTATAAAGCCCATTGTCTTCTTCCTTGAAGTGTTGTTTAGTAGAACGTGGGAGAGTCTCTAACAATTTCTTTTGGTCTTCATTAAAGATTACATCAACTTGATACTTACCTGATGCATATTCTCCTTCAGTGTTTGGTTTAGATAACCAAGGCCATCTGAGTTCTACGTGTTTGATTACTACAGTATTTTTAGTCATTTTTAGTTTCCTTTCTTATTAACTACAGTACCTAATGTAACCCACCTTTAAACATTTGTCAATTACTTTTTTACATTTTTTACAATTCATGTACAAAACCCTCTGCAATCGCTTACAGAGGGCCCTGAAAGGTAGGTAAGTAAATGACAGTGGAGGTTCTAATATCGCTCTGCCTCCACACAGCACGACTGCATGCCTTTTTAATGTCCTCCTGCAGTAGATGTTGACAGTTCCTTCTGAGCTCCAGAACAGTATAATTATAACATCATTATGTGTCTCTGTCAAGAACTTTATTAATTCTATTTTACATTTCTTACACTTTTAACAGTTTTGTAAAATATAATTTACAACATCTTTTGTATTATAACTTTCGTGTTCTCCAACAGCAAAAGACTTATGGCTGTTAGCAATTAAAAAGTCTTCATACTTAATACCGAAGATCTTACAAAGTCTCTCAATATCTTTCACAAATAAATAATTATAAAATCTTTTAAACTCTTTTTGCATTTTATTTATCACCTCCTAAACATACTTTTTACATTTCTTTTGCACTTTTTACTTGACAACTCAGAAAAACAAGATATAATATCCTTAAAAAGGATGCCAGAGGTGACTATATACACTACACAGGGGCATCAGTGGCTCTCCTTCCAGTTGCTACCAATCTTGTAGTCACCTGCTAAAGGACATGCAGTATGAAAATATTCTCCAGCATCCTTAAAGCACTCTGCTACAGTCTTAGCAAGAACTTCTGCTTGATCTTCTCTAACCTCATACTGTATCTCATCATGAACTACAGCAACCTGATGAAAGTCTAGTCCAAGCTTCTTAAGTCTCTTATAAGCTTCTACCATAACCCATTTAACAACAGACTGTTCAAAGCTTTGAAGATGTGAAGACATTCCTAAGTGTGTATTAGCAAGCTTAACCATTCTTCCGTCTAAGGCTTTGTAACAACCTACAGCAGCTTTGTGTCTGAAGCTATCTTTAAACTTCTTAAGACCTTTAATACCTTCTGTAAGGTTGTTCATAACAGTTCTACCATCTTTACCAGTTATCTGTCCTACCTTAGCAACTCCAGCACCCATAAGAATAGCATACGTAGTAGTCTTACCAACCTTACGAGCCTTCTTAAGCTCTGGTATATTCTCATCATACACAGCATCCTTAGGCATTAACCCATAGATCTTTGCAAGGTGCACGTGAATGTCTCCATGAAGTATCTGGTGTATTAAATCAGAGTCTCCAACATAACTTGCAAGAGCTCTTAACTGAATACCTGCAGCATCACAACCAACTATCTTGTATCCTTTAGGAGCTATGAACAGGGCTCGAATGTCCTCTCCGTATAGACCTGCAGAAGGAACATTAGCAGTGTTAGGTTTAGTGTGTGCCATTCTGTGAGTAGCTGCACCAATGCTTGTTACAGTTCCATGAAGTCTGTGGTTACTATCAGTGGCATCTAGAAAGCTCTGCAAAAGGGTGCTACGGCTTGTGTCTATCTTACAACGTACTATCTTCTGTATGCTCTCAGGTGCCTCTGCAGACACTGTTTCCAGGTTCTCTGGACATACTTTAGGAGTGCATGTACCATCTGCTTTAGGTTTGTTAAAGATTACTGGATGCCAATAAGGTTTAAGTCTCTCTACAATCTGCTTAGGGCTGTTAATATCAAACTCTACCCACTCTATGATGTTGTATGTACCATCTCCATTAGGCTCTGCTACATCACTCTCAACAATTCTTTTAGAGACTGCACACATACTTCCATCTTTGTTGTAGCGTGGTGTATATACTCTTACAACCTTCTTAGTTTGTGGAAAGTCTTTCTTAATCTCTGACAGAAGCTTGAAGTAATCTGCATCAATCTCTGCTTTAAGCTTTAAACATTCCTCAACATTAAAGTAGAAGCCATACTCCTTCTGTTCCTCTAAGAGATACTGACAGACATGCTCACGTCTTATAGTCTCTTTAGGTATTTTAGACATGTGAGGTACAAGATACTTATAGACACTCTCAGTAACGTTAACATCCTGCTTACAGTAGTCTTCCATCTCTTGTGTCCACTGTGACCAGTCCTCATAGTGATCTTTGTAGTTGCCTAAGAACTCTCCCCACTCTCTTAAGGAATGCCCACGTTCTCTCTTAGCATCATCAAGACGGCTTAAGATAATAGTATCTGTGACTTTCTTAAGAGGTATGTTACAGTGCCAGAGTCTGTTAAGAACTCTCATATCAAAGCTTACGAAGTTGTGTCCAATAATCTGGTCACAGTCTTTAAAGAACTCTGTAGCTTTCTCAGCATCACCATCTCTAAAGATTGTAAACTCTCCTGTATGCAGGTCTTTACAGACACAACACCATATCTTTGTAGCATCTAAACCATCTGTTTCAATATCACATAATACTACCTTTGACAACTTTAAGCACCTCCTTCTGCATGATCCTTTCTATATTACTGTAAATATAACTCGTGAGATATGTTAGAGCTTCGTGGTTATCTGCATCTACAGTAACTCCAACAGTCTTTAGTATCTCATAAGCACAATGAACACTCTCATGAGCTACAAACTCTCCGAATCTGCCTTTAGTATCTGGTGCAACATACACACAGAGCTTTCCTTTATACCAGTAGACAACTCCACCAAGCTCTCTACCTTCCCCTTTAAGTTCTTCAACCTGTTGAGTGTGTTGATAGTCTGTTACATACACTCTGAAGTTGTAGATAGGAACTTTAAACATCTTCTCTATCATAATTCGTCACCACCTTTCATAGCTATTAAAGTTTCTGTATCAACCTCTGATAATCTTGTAGTATCTTTATCATATACAGCACCACAAGCAATACCTTTATCTCCAAAGTCTCTGTTCTTAAGGACCCTGATAGTAGTTGTGTTAGCAAGCTGTGCATTCTCTGCTTGAGAGTCTCGTTCAAGACCTATAACAATATCAGAGAGCTGTTTAATACTAGAGGAATCCTTAAGGTCATCTAGAGTTACTCGACAACCTTCTTCATGGCTCTTAGTACTTCCTAAGGCTTTACGTAAGTGACAAGCAGCTATAACAGTTATACCTAAAGACACACACAAATCATGCAAGCCTTTACATAACTTATTAAGGTCTCGTCTAACATCTTCAGAGTCATCTACAAGATACGTTAGGTGGTCTAAGAAGATGATAGAGCACTTCCTAGCCTGATACATATACCTAATCTTATCTATAATATACTCTGGAGAAGCTGTTATCAGGGGGTCGAAGAGTTCAATACGTCTGTTAGCACCACACTCTTCAAAGTACTTCTTAAGCTCTTCTTCACTCGTTAAGTCCCACACTTCAGGCTTCTTTAAGTTCCTTCCTGCATGCAATGACATAAGACTGATGACAGTTTCTTCAGGCTTCTCTTCCATATACAGAGCTCCTATGTGTTCCTCTGTAGTCTTTACTAAGAAGTCCATCCAAGTCCTTAAGAAAGCACTCTTACCCATACCAGTACCACTTGCAAGAACTACTAACTGTCCTGCTCGAGTACCTGTAAGCTTATCGTTAACACCACTCCAAGGTGTTGGTATGTAATGATGTGTCTTTCTGTAGTCCTTAACACGATCATACATATCTCCAATGTTTACTAGGTCATCTGGTCTATACTCTTCAGCCTTCCACCATCTGCTAATAAACTCTTGAACTTTACCTGCCTTTAAGTATTCATTAGGGTCTTTCATGTTAGGGTCAAGCTTAACAATTCTTACCTTCTCTGGTGGCAGAATCTGTGCAATCTCTTTAACACCCTTCTGTCCTGCTTTATCAGCATCAAAGACTAGCACAATGTTGTCAAAGCCACAAATCCATTCGTAGTTGTTTAAGATAGCTTGCTTTGAAGTAGCTCCATTAGGTATACTAACAACTGGATACAGACCTCCAAACATCTGATACACACTCAAACAGTCTAGCTCACCTTCAGTAATGCTTAAGTACTTTCCAGAGCTAGGGAAGAGGGCTTGACCAAACAATGCGCAGTTCTTCATAGCTCCTTCAACATAGAACTCTTTAGAAGCTACAACACGAGTCTTAGTAGCTATACGATTACCTTTAGCATCATGATAAGGGTACTTGTGTTCTACTATGACACCGTTCTTCTGTATTGTTCGAACTCCATACTTCTCGCAAGTAGTCTTTGTAAGGGCTCTTTCAGGTATGTCTCTGAACTTCCCTTTTTCAATACTCTCTAGAAGTTTCTTTTCGAACTCCTCTTCAGATATTGTCTGCACTTCACCACTAGCCTTACGATATCTCTGGCAGCTGAAGCAGTAACTACTACCGTCATCATAGTAGCTCTTAGCATCAGAACTTCCACAGTCCTCACAAGGCTGATGTGCTCTTATTAAGTTTGACATTATTTACTCCTTTTAAATGCTTTACAACAACAAGTTCCAGTCTCTTCAATTTCTTTGAAGCACTTAGGACCTATACAACCCCTACCTTTTTCTTTAGCGGCACAAGGGCAGACTGTAATAGGCAACTTCATATTCACTCTAGCCCTTGCAACCTTCTCAAGATTTTCAGTAGGAACTACATCATCTTCTGCAGCAGCTTTAAGCATATCTGCAATCATTCTTATATGCTTTTGACGATATGTTTTAGCCTCTACAAATCTGTTAACATCACTTACGAAGTAACACGGAACACCATCTACAAGAGGGCATCCTTGACCGTAAATAAACTCTCCAAAGTCTTCCATAGATATGTTGTGCTCTTGTAAAGTCTTTTCAAGTTCTTCTGGTGTGTAATAGTTTTTATCTTCTTCCATTTCTTTTAAGGCTCCTTCTTTTGTAGGTGTATTCATTCTTCTTTCTCCTATTCTTCATAAATCCTTATAAGTCTATAATAACCATCAGTAGGAACTCTTTCAGGGACACACTGAAGTCCTTCATCTCTTAGTAATCCTTTGATACAATCCTCATAGACTGCATTATCAATCCTAAGAATAATATTACTACCAGACTTAAACACTGTGCAAAAAGTCTTGAGTGGTCGTAATACTTCTTTAATGTCTTTTACCTTTAGTTTCATTCTGCTTTCTCCATAAACTCTTTGATTTCTTCTTTTGTGAGTGGTCGACAGTGCCTGTAATAGCCTATATTGTATGCATAAAACTCTGTATCCATATCAATACTTTTTAACACTGAAGCCATTCTATAATTTTCATCGCCATCCCAGAACCAACACAGTTTTCCAACATCCTTTTCAGTGGCTTCCTGCATAGGTTCTTCTTCAATGGTGTAGAGGTCTTCTTCATCACACGTAGTGGGGCATATTGTCCAAGAACCATCATCGTCAAAGGCACACCATATTCCATTAACAAACTGATAATAACCAGTAACATTTTCTGCATATATCTTTGTATCAGTATCTTTAAGCGCCAATACATCTTCAACTGTTTTTAAGTATTTCTTTTTCATTTCTTTAACTCCTTACAATATTTTTCTAACTCTTCCAAGTGCTCGTAAGCATCTTCAAGTTCACCAAGACAAATCTCATTCTTAATATAAGAACAGTATAAGTCCCATGCAAGTATTGATAAATGCTCGTTAGTAAATCTCGTACAGAACTTCTTAGGTTCTATACAAGTTTCTGTTTCAATCTTTTTCATTTCTTTAGTCCCCTTTCATAAACACTCTTTTGATATTTCTTTTTAATGGTAACTTTACATAATCTAGCAGCCCATAGCAGAGCCTGGTCAACAGTCTCGTTGTGTCGTCTCATACGATTCCTTATACATAACTCTACAGAATCATTAGGTTTCTCAACAACCTCTCTAACTCTCTTTAGAAAATCTGGAGTAGGTCTTCCTTTATGTTGACGTATATGTATTACGTTGAGAGCTTCTGCATCCGTAGCACCTGTTTCCATGGCTCTAAAGAACCTCATATACTCTGTGTTATTTTTACAAACACTTCTAACAGTCCTGCCATCAGCAAGTCTAAAACATGTCATTTGTTACCTCCAATAATCTATTTAGCACATTCTTCAGGTAATGTCAAGAACATTTCTAAAGTATTTTTTAACATTCTTAAGAAGTCCTCATCATTACAAGCGTCTTCAGTATGTCTAGAGAAGCCATCATCAGACTGCAAACACAACTCTGCATACTCCTTAGCCTTCTTTAGCTCATCTTCTACTTGTGTTTCATAAGCTTCAAGCACAGGTCTTAAGTATTCTACTGTGCTCTTCCTATCTTCTGGTGAAGCTTCTCTTAAGTAATCTATTAAGACTCTTAATATCTTTTGAATAACTGTTTGTTCCATTTCTAACTCCTTACAACAAATCCTGTTGTGTCTTTCTTTCCACGACCTTTAGCATGTAATCCTACAATAACTCCTTTAGGGTCTAAGAATCTTAAGTCGCTATCATCTCCGTTAAAGACTTTAATACCTTTGTATCTCTTAGGTAATTCCCCTGCAAAGACAACTGCAGAGTTCTTTCTAAGAATCTTTAACAACCATAACTGCCATGTCTTAGTATTTTCATGTCTGCTGTAGGTCAGGTAGTATCTCTTTTGATTATTAAACACAACCTTCCAGAAGTTCTTAGTGTAATCATAGAAGACTGTTGAAGACTTCCTGAAGTACTTAATCAAAGGGCTGAAGTCTATGTCAGAAGTTCCATTAAGTCTTACGCAGTTTCCAAAGCCTTCTTTATCAGCTCTCTTTTGCAGTGCTATAATCTCTCCGATAAGTCTTAAGAAGAACTTCTGTTTGTTTCTCTTAAGGTCTTGTGTTCTCTTTCTACGAGCTTTCTGCACAGTGTTCATCTGTCCTCTACCAGCAGACCATAAACAACTAGCTCGGCAACCTTCAGTAGAATACGGACACAACTCTAAAGATGGTTGCAGATACATAACACCTGTTAGCCAACCTTTAGCTTGTCCTTTAACAGTCTTGTGGTCTTTTCCAACACCTAATAAGTATTGTGTTTTAGTATTTGTAGTCATTTTTAATCCTTTCAGTTTGTAATAATATATAAGAATCATGTGTAATATGTTGAGACTCTAAGTAATTTTTAGCATCACTAAGAGGAATGTTAGTAGCCATCACTTCAGGCCAACAGTCTTCATCCCAAGATGCTATAGGAACATCCTGCACAATAGTTGTTAGTGGGTCTCCAATAATAACTATACAGTTGTATCCGTATTCTTTACACAGGTCTTCAAGAGCTTTCTTAGCTACTTCAATAGCTAACTCAGTTTGGATATATTCTTTTGCCATTTCTTTACCTTTCTATAAAGTAATCCCTCCAGTCTACGAGCAGCCCTGTAAAGTAAAATGAAAGGAGGATAAAACCTTTACAGGGCTGCTCGTAGACTGGAGGGATTGTTAGCAATTATCTACGTAACATTGTAGGTTGGTCATAAACTGTCAGAGACTTCAGCACATCTCTATCAGGTTCATTAGTAGCTTCACCAATTACTTCGTATCTACAAGTCCGTAACTTGCTGTTGTCATAATCAGGTGGAACACTAACAACATCTTTAGGATTAACCTTACAGATCATCAAGTGTCCTCCTTCACCTTTAAAGTCATCAGCATACTCAAAGCGACCTACATGGAATCCTACAGAGCATGTGTTCTCTCTGTTATCATCTACATCTTGCCGCAGCATTTCCATTACAGCACCTACTTTGTTCTCGTAAGTGTGTGAGTGGTGGTCAAAGTAATCTTTATCAACTCCTTTGTATGCTACAAAGCAACCATCATCTGTAATAGGTAAGTCGTTACGCTCTAAGAACAAATACAACTCATCTATCGCATGACGAGCAGGATTCTGATACAGATTATCTAAGAACCTACACAGATACTTAACAGGCTTTCCGTCTGCTTGTAGCTTTAAGATACGTTCAACTAAAGAGCCATGTAATATATTCCCTTTGTTGTCCTCTAAGTGATTATCTACAATCTTAAAGCGACCTTTACCATAGATGTTAATACAGGTAGAAGTGCTGATTAACTTCAACAGCTTGCTCTCTGTAATACCTTCAGTCTCTAAGGCATCAACAACCTTTTGATACTTCGGGTGTGTTTCCATAATAGTGTAAGCAGTTCCTTTTAAGATTACTGTTACTCTGTCTGAGTGTTTCAAATATGCTATCATTTTACTTTCCTTTTTACAACGTTGTAGAAGTACTTTCTGAGGAGACTTCCTTATCCCCTTTATAAGCTGCCATTAACTGACAACGAACAAACTTTTCTATCATCATTGGTGCTTTGTTAAAGTTACTCAGTCTGCACCACGTGTCTAATTCCGAAGCCTTATCTGAGACTCGAAGGACTCTTAATAACAACTCCTTAACCCTTCTATCATTATCTGTTTCAGGCACAAACTCATTTAAGAGCTGATAAGAAGGCAAAGAATTATAGGTTCTTTCGAATGCTTTAGAGTTAAATAAGCTTGTAACCGAAGAAGTCCCACATGAATAAGTGTGATGAGGAACTCTGTGAAGATATTCCAGTAACTTCTTACGACACTTCTGATATGTAATTCTGTTAGCATCTAAGTTGTTCTTCTTAAGATACTCTTCAAGAGGTATAAAGGGCAAACCAATACGCTTCTTATTAGTTTCAGCAACACCATACACATGGACTCCTATATCTTTTAAGGCTGCAATAAGATTCAAAGTCTCTTCAGATATTCTTCTTTCCTTAAAGACTATGTATGGAATTTCTTTCTCTCCACTGAAGTCATTCTTAGAAGAATACTTAGCACAGATACCAATACTATTTAAAGACCACACAGTAATATCTTCTGTAGGTTTCTTTGTAGACTTGTTCTTAGCCCTCCGTTTATTCTGCTTCTTAAGATACTCATACCACTCATTAAGCTGAGACATATACACAGTCTTAAAAGCAAACTTAGGAACATTCTTTTCCTTCAGTATAAAGTATTTATCAACTGCAAAAGACTTATCCCAAGCTCTAATTAAAAACAAAGGCTTCACAATAGGCTCTACATCTTTAACAATACAGCAACATTTATAATCTCTTATAACTTGGTCATTAACATAGTGGTCTGTATGAGAGCCATACCTTCCATTATTTTTATAGAAAGTATTAGCAGTATTCCAATAAGGCATAGTAGCTACTGGAAACTTCTCAGCTATCCTTCTATTAAGCCCTTCAAATATCTTAAAATGAGTAGATCTGTATAACTTATGCAGGCTTGAGAAGGTGTTGTAATCATCTAAGTTAAAAGAGTTTACATACTCATCAGCAACTTTCATAACTTCTTCGTGGAACTTCTGTCTATTCTCAGGGTTGTCTTCAATGTTCTCTCTGTTAGCAGCTATTGCAAACGTGCCAATAGGAACTTCAATAGTAATTCCACAGCTTCTGTCAATGTCTTCACCCCACTCACTAGGAACATTATAGAGAACCTGACCCATTCTTACACGATTAGGATTACACCAGCCGTCTACTATATGCAGACCTTTGTAGTTAAACGCAAAGCCTTCCGTACTCCAAAAGAAAGTCTCTTCATGCGTATCTACAAGGCTCTCATCAACTCCTTTAAAGAAGTCATGAGCTTGATTAACAAAAGATAAATAGTTGTCGAATGTAAAAGGAACTGTGATAGTCATTCCGTTGTGTTCATCAGTCTTAACAGAGGACAACTTAGTACATACTGGCAAGCCTTTCTGTTTGTAGCAGTGGTATGTTGTAGCCACTCCATTATATCTACTGACTACAGAGAACTCTCCAGTGACTGCAAAAGGACTCTTACTTCCTATGCCTAAAGCACCAATAAAAGCATTAGAGTTCTGCTTAGAAGACATTCCATAAGTTGTGTAAAGATTCATTACATCTTCTTCAGACAACCCTGTGCCATAGTCTTTAACGATAAACCTGTAATCATTAGCAAGACTTGGAAGCCACACATCTACCTTCTGAGTATTTCCTGCAGCTACGTGAGCATCAATAGCATTACACACAAGCTCTCTACATACAGCTTTAGTGGGGTTTGTATACAGTCTCTTAGATAATATCTCCATCATGTGAGCTGTATTAGCTATCTTAAAGCCTTCCGTTTGAAAGGCTGTAATAGTTCCTTTAACTTCTTCTGACGTGTTTGTAATAATCATCTTCAAATCTCCTTCTAATCTGTTGACACTCGTGCCAAAGCCTTCCATATTCTATTGATAAGTCTTCAAAGGCTTCATACAGTTTGTAATAAGCACACCAAAATATAATACTAATAAACACCAAAGCAAATACATATAACATCTTTAGCACTCCTTTATAGGTCTTCTAATAATCTCATCACAGTATGCTAACATTTCTTTTTGCTGTGGTGTCCACACTTCTACAACAGTCTTACTACGAGAAGCACAAGCATTTATACAAGATACTTTCTTAGGCCTTCTGTGTATATGAACAGGAGTTTTATAGTTCCTTCCATAGTCATTACAGAACTCAGGCACAGAATCATTTACGATATCTTCTAAGTCCTCTACAAAATTACTTTTAAGTTCTACTAACATTTCCTTTTCCTTTCTTTTTATGTTGCTGTTAGAGCTACTCTTTGTTTCGCTGAAAGTAAAACTTAGAGTTCCGAGAGCTGTTTACAGAACTCTAACAGCTATGTTTACATAAACAATATATAGTAATAAATTAACAGCTCTTAAAAGGCTTCTATAATCTCTAAAAGCTTTTTAAGAACTGTTATTAAGAATAATATTAAAGAGTATTAAAAGTCTTTAAAGGACTCTAACAGAACTCTTACACCCCCTTCTTAATTCCCCCATTGTGTATACTAACATAAATGACCACGATGTCAATACCCTTTTTATACTTTCCACAAAAGCTGTCAGTGTTATGTATAAATACCTGTAAAATAGACATAAAAAAACCACCGATGTTTCCACCAGTGGTCTAGTATAATTTATTTACAGTGCTTACAGGCTTCTTCGTATGACATACCAGAGTCCATTAGAGCCTTTAATAAGAAAGTAGACTCGTAATGACTTCCTTTGTATCTTACTGTTCGTGTATAGAGTTTGCTAACAGGTCTACATTGCCATTTCAAACGACTCTGTTTAACACTCTCTAGCACTTCCGTAGGACACAACGGATTTTTGCCATAAGTAGTATAAGCTCTATAAACTTTTTCAGGCGTTCTCATTTCCGTTCCTTTCATATCTTTTGAAATTGACAAAAATATATACGCTTTACAAAAGTTTGTAAAGTTTTAAAAAAGTGTTGTTAATATGCTTTTAAAGTCGTTAATAGTCGCTTGCTTTTCTTTACTTATTCAGGCTTGTAAAGTAGCCTTGTACAATATCTTGTACTTGCTTTAAAGGAAGCCCTTTAAAAAGAGTACTTAATCTTTTATTATAATCTATAACGGGCTTGCTTTTCTCTTCAATGTTTTCTTTAAAGTTTTTAAAAGATGGATAATCAGTTGTTAAGAATAATCCACCATCTTCTTTAATAACCTTTAAAAAGTCTTTTTTAGCATCGTATTTTAAAAATAATCCGATGTACTCAAGATAATTTTCAAAAGTCTTGTAAAGATTCGTACCGATTAAAAGTCTTTTTAATGGCGTTATATTGCCAAAGTCTTTGTATATCCTTAAAGCATAGCTTAATGATTCGCTCTGTATTGTAATTTTATTGCGTGTATAATTAAGCCCATTTTTAAGAACACTTAAAGACTCTTCAAAAGCTCTTAATAGTGTATCTTCATTTATATTGTTAGTAGTTGTTTTATTTTCTTTTGTCATTTTATTTTATCCTTTCATTTTATAAAATAGTTAATAAAAAGACTACTAACGACTTAAAAAGCATATTAACAAAGTTTAACAACCTTATAAAAGACTTACTTTAGCTTACTTTCATTAGCGTAAAGACTCGCTAAAAGTCTTTTATACTCACAAGTTGCCATAAATAAAAAAAGATTACAAGAAAAAAATATAGACAAGCCCTTTAAAAAGTTGACAAAAGATATTCAAAGCAAGCATACAAGCCAAGAAAAAAAGTTTAGACAAAAGACTTGACAAGTATTTGTAATTACTTTGTAATAACATTGTAAAGGGATTTTTTATAGTCCTTTGAAAGTTTAACCTTTAAAGACATACGGTATTATAATACCACATAAAAGACTCTTTAAGAAGTCTTTAAGAAGTCTTTAAGGATTCTTTAAGAAGTCTTTAAGAAGTCTTAAAAAGGTTGACAAAAGAGCTTTGAAGGGGTATAAGGGGTTTTGGGGATCTGGTAGGGATCTTCTAGCACCTTAAAAATTTCTAGCAGAAATGTTGCAGATTTCAAAGGTCCTCTGAAAGAAATGTTGCAGATTTGAAAAGGTCCTCTAACAGCCTTCAGAGAAAGGTCTACAAAGATCTCTTGTACTCCTTTTCAGTACCTCTAAAATTAAATACCCTCTAAAAGCCCCGCAAATGGCCCTTAGAGAGGCAACTCAGTATTCTGTGGTACAAGGGTAGCTTAAACACCTACTTGAGGCTGTACGGTACCTTTCTGTGGATTTCTGAATTCTGCCCCCTATCAGAGTCCTCAGAGAGTTCTCGTATAGGCTGCAAGCAGCCCCTCTTTAAAGTTATCTATTATATTATCTCTTACATTACTATTTACACTCTAACAACTCTTATGTTATCTCTTATACTACTATTTACACACTATTAACATAACTATTATATTTATTCTTATAACACTCTATTAAAGATCTTTAAAGTATATTATAAAGAAATATATAAAGAAAGTAATATTAAAGGCTGTTAAAAGCTATTAAAGACCTTTAAAGATAATTTTATACTTGACAACATATTTTTATTGTGTTATAATACTCTCTGTGTTCTATAAAAGAGGTACTAATGACATTAGAAGAAAAACTTAAAGACTTAAAAGAACGTTTTAAAAGATGTCCTACTAGAGGAATAACACCACTTATTAAAGAGTTTGCTAAAGACCCTTACAGCATTGGTGTTCTTTTTAATCTTACAGATGCTGATGACGCTACTACATACTCTTTAAGGAAGCTATATATGTGTTTCTTAGATGATCCTACAGAGATAGACTTTGTAGATAATGTGTTATTTGGTAAATATGACTTCTTAGAGGGGCTTAAGAAGAATACACAGCTATCAGCATTCTATAAAAGCATTAGAACTGAAGCAGAACAGAGAAGGATTGCTAAGAATATTAAAGAAATCTCTGTAATTGCTAGAGGTGATGACCAAAAGAATAAGATGGCAGCTCTAAAGTACCTTACAGATAACTCATTTAACACCTTTGAAGCTACTATTAAGCGTGGTAGACCCTCTAAAGAAGAAAAAGAAGGGGCTTTAAAGCTCGCAGTAAAGGAAATGACAGAGGATGAACAAGACCTTGCAAGACTCCTCCAATGATCAGAAGGATGTAAAGAGCCAAGTCAGAGAATTATGTGAAGCTGACTTAGTAAATTACATTAAAACTGTAGCACCTTATGCAGTAATGGGTAAGGTTCATGAGGATGTGTGTGAGTTTTTAACAGAGAAAGAGTCTAAGCAACTCTATAAGCTTGTGTTAATGCCTCGAGGACACAGAAAGAGCTTCTTATTAGGTATGTTTACAGCTAGAGAGATTGCTATTAACCCTGCTATTACAATCCTCTACATCTCTGCTACATCTGAACTTGCTGAAGCTCAGTTAAGAATCATTAAACAAACCTTAGAGAGCCCTAAACACCAGAAGTACTGGCCTAATCTTATAAATCCTGATGAAGGTAAGCGAGAGAAATGGTCAAGTACTGAAATAAACGTAGATCACCCTGCTAGAAAGACTCAAGGTATTCGTGACTGTACTCTTAAGGCTGCTGGATTAACTACAAACATCACAGGTCTTCACGTAGATCTTATTATATTAGATGACTTAGTAGTTCCTGATAACAATAATGCAGCTGGTAGAAGACTTGTAGCAGAGCGTTATAGCCAATTACAGAGTATTCTTAATCCTGGTGGTAGGATTGTAGCAGCTGGTACAAGATATGACCCTAAAGACCTTTATGGAACTCTAATGGGCACTAAAGAGGAGATCTACAACAGGCAAGGAGAGTTTGTAGGTGAAAGAGATCAGTGGGCAGTCTTTCAAAGAGTTGTAGAGACTGATGGAGAATTCTTATGGCCACGTACTAGAAGGTCTGATGGGAAGTACTTTGGGTTTGATATGAAGGAACTTGCACGTATTAAAGCAGGCTACGAAGACAAAGTACAGTTCTATGCACAGTACTACAATGACCCTAACCAAGTTGGTGTAGCTGATATAACTCCTGATATGTTTATGTACTATGACCCTGAGAAGCTCTCTTGCACTGGTGGTGTCTGGCACTACAATGGAGATCTGTTAAATGTCTATGGAGCCTTTGACTTTGCATACTCTCTTAAGGATGGTGCTGACTGGTCTGTTATAGCTGCTGTAGGTGTAGATGCTTATAAGAACTACTACATACTTGGCTTAGATAGATTTAAGACTGATAGAGTGAGAGAGTACTTTAGCCACCTGATAGAGATGCACAACAAATGGAACTTTAAGAAGGTTCGCTTAGAGGCTACTGCAGCTCAGTCAGTGATTATTAAGGAACTTAAGAGGACTATGCAAGAAGAAGGTGTAAGAATGCCTATCGAAGAGTATAAGCCCTTAAAAGATAAGATAGAGCGTATGGCAGCTGTGTTAAGACCTAAGTATGAAGACCACAGAGTATATCACTACAGAGGTGGTAATTGTGAGCTTTTAGAGTCTGAACTAACTCAAGCACGCCCTGAACACGATGATATTAAGAATGCTGTAGCAGATGCTTTAGAGATATCTGTAGCACCTACTGCAACGTTTTATAAGAAGAACGTACAGAATTTTGTTAAAAGACTAGGAAGATTTGGAGGAACCTGTATATGCCATTAAAAACTTTTGATATTCAATCTTACATTGGTGATAATGCTGACCCTATCTCTAGAGCAATCTCAGAGAAATTTCAGTATTGGTTAAATGCTAAAGAAGGATGGGAGAGAAATTATCAGTCTGCTCTTCAGTATTTGTTTGCTACTGACACAAGAGATATTACAGACTTACAAGGATCTCCTTATAGCTCTTCTACTCACATACCTAAACTTACACAGGTTCGTGATATTATTACTACATACTACTTAGAGTCTCTGTTCTCTTTGTCAAACTATGTGAAGTGGCAAGGAATGACTTTAGATGACTTATCAATTAAGAAGACAAACCTCATTGAAGACTTTGTAAAGCAGATGTTAGATGATGGTAACTTTAGAGATACTGTGTCTCAGCTTGTAGATGACTACTTCGATGCTGGTAATGCCTTTGCAATGCCTGTCTGGAGAGTTGATAAGAACGATAAAGGGACCTATTGGGAAGGTGTTGTAGCTGAACGTATTGATCCTTTAGACATTGTATTTGACCCTGTTGTACGTCACTTTAAAGATACTCCTAAGATTATTCGTACAATAATGTCAATGGGAGACTTAAAGGTTCTTGCTGAAGCTGGTGATGATTTAATGAAAGAAGCATTTGAGAAGATGAGAAAGCAACGTGAGAACATTAGAGCTATCTTTACAAATGGTGATGAGATTATTAATGATGGCTTAGCTATTGCAGGTTTCTCAAGCTTGTCTGAGTATTACAGATCTGATACTGTAGAGTTGTTAACATTCATCGGTACTCTGTATGAGTGTGACACAGATACCTTGCATAAAGATAAAAAGATTACTATTGTAGACCGTAGCATACTCCTTAAAGAGGAAGACATGGAAGGCATTTGCAATAACAACTACATCTTTAAAGCTGGCTGGAGAGATCGTAAAGATTGCTTGTGGTCTATGAGCCCTGTAGAGAATCTCTTAGGTATGCAATACCGTATTGACTTCTTAGAGAATAAGAAAGCAGATGTGTATGACTATGTAGCAAACCCTGTAGTAATTAAGAAAGGTGAAGTATCAGGTCCTGAAGTATTGTGTCCAGGTGCTGAATACGACTGTGATAAAGACTCTGATGTTCGCTACTTAATTCCTGACACAACTATCTTAAGTGCTGATAACCAAGTAGCTGTGTATGAGAATCGTATTGAGATGTTTGCAGGGGCTCCTAGAGAAGCTGCTGGATTCCGTACTCCAGGTGAAAAGACTGCTTTTGAGTATGCACAACTTATGAATGCATCTTCTAGAATCTTTAACAGAAAGATACAGAAGTTTGAACATGAGATATTTGAGCCTCTTATTAATGCTTGCTTCCAGTTGTACTTAAAGCGTAAATCAGGTCAGACAGTAGCTCTAAGGACTTGGGATGCTAAGTTAGATGCTCCTACAGTTGTTACAGTAAGTATTGATGAACTTCAAGGTCAAGGAGCTCTGAAGGCTGTTGGAACTACTTACTACTCAGATAAGTCTCAAATAGCTCAGAACTTACAAATGCTTGGACAGAACCCGTTGTTCATTGATGAAGCTGTAAGAGCTAACTTCAGTCCTACAATGCTTGGAAGAATCTTTGCTAATGTAACAGGCTTAGACAAATACAATGATCTGTTTAGAAAGAATGAAAGATTGTATGAGACTGCTGATCAACAGAAACTTGTAGCTAACTTAATGCAACAGGTTGATGTAGAGAATGCTAAAGGTGTCATGAGAACACAACAGATGAAACGAGAAGCTGGCATAGAGATGAATGCTGCAGAAACGGAGGCACCTATAAATGGCTAATGCTTTAATCTTAAACGGCCTTAAGGGAAAAGAGCGAGAAGATATGCTGAATCAAATTACAGCCTCGCAGCCTCTCTTAAAGCGTTTAGAAGAGTTGTTAACAAAAGAATTGAAGTCTGACACAGAACCAGACTTTAATAACCCTTCATGGGCCTATAAGCAAGCTTTTGACTTAGGATACAAAAAAGGGTTGACAAGAGTTCTGAAATATGTTATAATTAACGGTGTATAGGAGAAAACTATATGGATAACACAGATACAACAGCGACTACTGTAGGATCTGTAGCAGTAGAGGGGAATACAGCTACAACGGCAACTACCGAGAGTACGCAAGAGCCCTTCATAGTTGGAGAAACTTCTGTTTATAAAGACGTTCCTTCATTGTTAAAAGGTGCTATAGAAAAGGAGAAAGTTATTGGAGAACTCAAAAATGAAAACAGAGAACTTCGAGAAGCTTTATCTAAATTTAATAACATTAATAACTTTAAAGAGGAGTTTTTAAAAATGACAGAAGCAAATATTTCTAATAATGGGACAGAGAATACTAGCTCTATTTCTGAAGAAAAGATCCAAGAGATCGCCTTGCAAGCGATGTTAAAGAATCAGCAAGAAGCTAAAGAAGCCTCTAACGTTGCACAAGCTATGCAAGCAGTTGAAGCAGCATTTGGTGGAGAAGCTGAGAATAAAATTGAGAGTAAGTCTAAAGAGTTAGGGATGACTAAAGAGGCTTTAAAAGAGTTGGCTAAGAGTAGTCCAGCAGCTTTCACAGCCTTGATGGGAGTTCAGGAACCTAAACAAGTTCACTTTGAAGACTTAGCTAAGTTTGGCAGAAGTGTTGGTCAAGTTCAAACACAAGAACCTAATGAGTTACAAAAGCTCAGAGACAACCCTAATCTGTACAACGATAGCAAGTATATGGGAGATTTGTTTAAGAAAGCCTACAACAATCCTGAGATCTTAAAAGACTTTGAATGGAAACTTTAAATAAAAGGAAATAACTAAAATGGATTTAAACGGTATAAATACACAAAATAACTCCGCAGCAATCCGAGCAACTATTTACTCTGGTGTTTTGCGGACTCAGTTGGAACCTGAATTGATTGCCATGAACTATGTAGATGTCATTCGTGACTTCCCAGATGGTGATAAATGGCAAGATGCTGAAATCGGTTCTGCAACTATTCACGATTATGTAGAAGGTGAAGATGTAACATTTGACGGTGTTGCGATTGGTACTCGTGAATTTGAAATCAATCGTTACATGTACTCTGGCCACTTCATCACAGAGAAATTCTCGCAAGATGCTTACTTAGCTGCTCAAGTAGCTGCAAAGATTCCTGCGATCGAATCTCGTGCGATTATGGCTAAATTGGAAAAAGACATCTTTGCATTACAAAGTGAATGCCAAACAGCTGCTAATGAAAACTTAGTAGATGGCTATCGTCATCGTTTCACAGCTGGTTATGTAGATGGTGTCAATGATGCTTTTGGAACGATTACACCTTCTGACATTTCTTATGGTGCTGCTGCTTTGGATGCTTTGTTGTACACAGGTCCAAAGGTCATGATTGTTCCTTCATATCAACAACACTTAATCGGTACCTTCGGAGACTTAGCTAAGTTGTCCTTTAACCCGAAATGGGAAGGTATTGTTCGTGAAGGTGCTATCTCTGGTATCCACTTCGCTTTCAGCATCTACGGTGTTGACGTTTATGTTTCTAACTTCTTACCGAAAGTTGCTTCAGAAGCTAACAAAGTTGCTATCGGAAGCACATCAAAAACTGTTGCTAACGGTGCAGTAGCTTTGATGTTCGCTAACATTCCTGATCGTAGACCGTTCCGTATGGCTTGGCGTATGATGCCGAAGTTCGAAGGACGTTGGGTGATGGAAAAGAGACGTGAAGAATACTTGACGGTTGGCCGTTATGGTGTTGGTGCAGGTGACTCAAAGAACTTGATCTGCATGGTTTGCAAATCGACTCCTGCAACGACTGTTTCTTAATTTTAGAAGGAGAATATAAACATGGCAAAATATGAATCAGATTTCAATATTGGTGTCTTCACAGGTATTGATGAAGTTGAAAACCAAAACCAAACATCTTCTTTGTTAACTTATGGTGCTGTTAGCCAGCTCATAGTTCCTTTGAAAGTTGTTTCAGGTACTTTGTGTCCTGCTGATAACGCTGCTAGTGGTACTGGTTTTGGTCGTGGTGCTGCTAAGATCCCTGCTGGTGCTGTGATTAAAGCTTGCTACTTAGTCATTCGTACGGCTGGTGCAGCTTCTTCTACGGTTGATGTAGGAACCTATAAAGCTAATGGTACAGCTATCGATGCTGACGGTTTGTTAGACGGTGCTGCAACATCTGCTACAGGTTTAGTATCTACTGTTGCTGGTGCTTTAATTGGCACGAAAGTTGCAGAAGACAGCTACATCAAAGTTACTGGTACTGCTTCGAGCTTTACTGATGCAGACATTGACATTGTTGTAGAATTTATTTAATATCTTAGGTGGGCTCTGGAGATTTAAAAGTCTCCAGGGTCTGCCCTTATTAGCAAAGGATTTTAAAATGGCTACTTCAAACGTTATTGCACATAAGAACTTAACAGATCCTCAATTACACGAACCTAAAGGTGTTGCTGCAGCTGAAGAAGACACAGTGTATATGGCTGATGGTAATGGCTCTGGTACTTGGTTAAAGGTTCCTTTCTCAGCTCTAGATTATACTCCTCAAGCTACATCAGTTGTTACAGGGTATCAAACAATAGGGACTATTACAAACGTTAATTACTCTGTGTTAACTCCTAATATTACTGGAACTGTTGCTGATGCTTCTACTTTCAATGCTTGCAATAAGAACTTAAAAGAAGTAGGTACAGAAGTTGCACAGCTTCGTACAGAACTAATAAAGGCTTTTGCTAATACGGATGCTTTAAAGGCTTGTTTAGAGGGGCTAATAACAAACCTTAAGAATTCAGGCATAATTACACAATCATAATAGGAGGACTTTCATGGGCTCTAAACCTACTTTAAATAGAATTGTACAAATCTCAAATAATGAGGAGGCTGCTCTCAGACAGCTTAATGCTAACTTTGATACTCTCGAAGGAGTTATTACAGATGCTGTTTCAAGATCGGGTTTAGTGCCTACTCAGATGCAATCAGCTCTTGATATGGGAACTCAAAGGATTATTAACTTAGGAACTCCTATAGATGAAAATGATGCAGTAAGATACAAAGATGTTAGAGATGCCTTAGAAGAATTATCACATGCTGCAGAGTATGCTCAGAGTGCTGAGAATGCTGCTATTAGAGCTAATGCTTCTGCTGGTGAAGCTGCTAATAGTGCTACAGCTGCTGCTACTTCTGAGGGCCATGTACAAGATATGTATGATGCTTTGTACAATAATCCTGTACTGACTACAATATACGCAGACTTATCTCAACCAGACCCTGCTGACAGTGTTCTTATTTCTATTTATAATGACTTACCAGATATCGTAAATGTATCTGAGCATCTTAATCAGCTTGTATGGAACTTATCAACAGCTGCTAATGCTCTTACAATCTTTGGTACACCAACTACTGAGGTTGGTAACATTAACATAGGTCTTAGTAGCTCTTCTACAGGTTATGCTTCTGTAGCCATTGGACCTGTAGCATCTTCAGACGATTATGGTGTTGCTTATGGTGGTTATGCTACAGCCACTGGTGGTCATTCAGTAGCTATCGGTAGTGGATATAATTCAAGCACAGGTCCTAGAGCTACTGGAGGATACTCTATAGCTATTGGGTATGGCTCTTTAGCTGCTGGAGATTATTCTACTGCTTTAGGTATTAGTGCTTTAGCTTCAAGTGACTATGGAGTTTCTATTGGTAGTTCTTCAAGTGTAACAGCAGCTAATGGAGTTGCTGTAGGTCGTAATGCTGTTGCTGCTGGGGCTTATGCGATACAATTAGGGTATGGTACTAATAGCACTGCTAATAGTTTATCTGTAGGCTTAGACAATTCTCACAACTACATTTTGTTGCATAATGATGGTCAAGTCCCTGAAGAACGCCTTGAAGAGATTATGATTAAAGGTGACGTAGATCCTTTAACAAGTACAGTAGGTACTGTAGGTTTGCTCTACAAGAATACTGAAAGCGGTAAGTTGTTTGTTTGTATTTCTGCTAACGATCCTCTGTATGTATGGAAAGAAGTAGGAACAGGTTCTGGAGGTGGTAGTGGAGCTGCTGAAGTCTACACAAATCCATCTTTAACTTCTTCTAACAATGTATGCTTATGGACTATTACACACAACTTAAACTCAAGAGATATTGCAGTAGCTATTTATGATACTGCTAATTACTCAGAACCTGTAGTAACTATTGCAAGACCTACCACAAGTACTGTAACAATAGCTTTTGTATCTCCTACAGGAATTAATGCAGGGGCTTATAAGGCTGTTTTATTAGCTTCTAGTGCTTATGGAACTCCTTTAGTAACTCTTAATAATTTAGAGGATGTTGTATACACAGGTACGGTGACTGACGGAGATGTCTTAGTCTTTGATGGTAATACTGGAGATTGGACAAACAACTCTAATGTCTTCTTCAAGAATAAGAATCAGACTGTAACAGGAAACACAACTTTCTCTGGTACTGTGAAGGTTCCGACTCCAGCTGCTAGTGATGATTCTACTAACGCAGCCAACACAGCTTGGGTACTTGATGTCGCAGATACTTTAGTACATCTAGCAGGAGCTGAAGCTATTACTGGAAATAAGACTTTTAGTGGTACTACAGCATTCTCTGGTGCTGTCTCACTAGGTTCTTCTGCAACAGCAACAACTCCAGCATACTCTGCTAATAACACAAGTGTCGCTACAACAGCTATGGTCCATAACTTAAACGATACTCAAAGGTCTAATTGCATCACAGAAATTCCACAAGATATACACTTATCTTTATCTGATCCAGGAACTTCTTCAGCATTGATAACAGCCTCTTCTGGTACATATTATTATAAACCTAATGGTGTTGGTACTTTTGATAGATATGTTTTAACAGGATCAATATCGTCTCCTAATGGTTTTGCAGATGGTCTTGGAGCTGGTAAAGCCTTTTTATACGTTAGTAGTTCTGGTAATGGTCTTACAATGTCAAGAGCCGAGTATACTTATTCAGGAACTACTCAACCAACTTCAACATATCAATTCCCTACTTGGTATGATACTGCAAACAATGTTTTTAAGGCCTCGAGCAGTTCTGGTTCAAGTTATTACACAGCCAACTACTCTTTGCCTCTAGCTCTCATTAGTGTAGATTCTAATGGCTATATAGTTTCTATTGACCAAGTATTTAATGGTGTTGGCTTTGTTGCTTCAACTTTATTTACTTTGCCAGGTGTTAAAGGTCTAATACCAGATGGAAGAAATGCTGATGGTTCTTTAAAGAGTATTGAATTTACAACTGGGGGAGTTTACTTATGGCCTGTCGATGGAGATTTCATTAACAGAACTTTCTGGTTGAAATCAAATAATATAGGAGGTGCCGAAGGTACTTATAATGAAGACACGAACTACAACAGTTATCCTGATTGGTGTATAGCTGGTTACTACTCTGCAACATCAAGTAAAGTTACAAATGTAACACTAAAGAAAGTCTTTAGAGCTGTTGATTATAGTGAAGCAAGTGTAGTTATAGAATCTTATAATGATACAGTAAACCATTATTGGTATAGAGTCTGGTCAGATGGATGGATTGAGCAAGGTGGTTATGTAGGTGCCAATACAACAGTAAACTTATTGAAACCTTATAGCGATGGTTATTATACAATAGCTTTTGGTTCTATGGGGACTGGTTACACTTATGCAGCTCAAGCTACACAAACAAACCGTACATATTTTATAACTGGCAGTTGGGGTTTCCCTGCTTTCTGGTATACTTGTGGATATTAAAGGAGAGAAAAGATGAAAGAATTTTACATAGGACAGATTTTTGATGGTGTTTATCCACCTGAAGCAGCTATATGGTGTAATTTAAATAATGCTAGAATAGTTACTAATGAAGAAAATAAGTATGCAATTGAAGAAGTACCTGAGCATATAGAAACTGTTCAAGAAAAACTCAATAGACTAGAACAGGAATACCAAATGAATCGTTGGCAACGTGAAGCAATCCTTGCAGAAGGCAGCCCTTACACAGACTTTACAAAGGCTCGTGCAAGAGAATTAGAAGACCTAGCAGAACAGATTAGAAACATTGAGGAGGAAAACTAATGGCACTTTATTCACCTGTGTATCCTAATAACCTTATAGATACTATCAATCAAATCTTAAGTGATGTAGGAGTTCTTTCAAACTTATCAACAAATGTTAAGACAAGCCTTGTAGCAGCTATCAATGAAGTTAATAACTCAGTAAGCTCTATACAAAATGAGGTAGGTTCTTTAACAGCCTTAAACACGACTGATAAATCTAGTGTAATTGCAGCTATCAATGAAGTTGATGGAATAGCCACAGGTGCTGCTAGTAACATTGGAACTCTCTCAAGTTTAAATACAACAGATAAATCAAGTCTTGTAGCAGCTATTAATGAGGTTGATTCAGATGTTTCTTCAAAGCTTGAACAGAAACCTGATGGTACTCATGACTTAATTGACAACAGTAACAAGATCTCTGTAGGATACTTACCAGATTTCATTTTAGGGTCTCTGTTATACGGTGGTGTGTTTGATCCTACTACAGCTGTTGCAACTCTTACAACTAATGCTAAGACTAAATTAGGAACCTCTTCGAATACTATTACACTTACTAATGATACTACACCTATTACAGGTTATGAAGCTAACGAAGGTATCTTCTACATCTGCTCTGGTCCTGGCACATTTGCAAGTATATCGTTCTCTAATGGGGACTGGTTAATTTCTACAGGGACTGGCTGGAATCGTGTAGATACTTCTGATGCTGTTACATCTGTAGAAGGCCGCACAGGATCTGTTACAGTTATTGACGACTCTAAGGGCTCTGGAGATACAACATACACATGGAGTGCTGATAAGTTATCCTCTATCCTTTCTGCAGGAGTTGTATCTGATGTTAAAATTAATAACATTAGTGTAGTTACTTCAGGAGTTGCTAATATCCCTTATGCATCTACAAATAATGGTGGTGTTATTAAACTGTCTCCTTCTTATTATGGAACTGATATTGGAACAGGTGTTCAAGAAGGTCGTCTAACAAGTGTTGTATATTCTTATGCTGGCTATGCAGGTATTTCGAATCTTGCTTTTGTCTCCAAAGGAACTCTTGAAAATATCCTCGCAGGTAAAGAGATTCTAACTGGCGTTCCATCGCAATCAGGTCAGAGCGGAAAGTTCTTGACAACGGACGGGACTGATGTAAGCTGGGCATCTGTATCAGGTGGCACTAGTAGTTTATCAGACATAGCTGTTGCGGGTGATAATGTTACCTTTACAACACCGTCTAATACAGACTATGTAAGTTCTTCAGATAAGATAAATAGTGCAACCATATCTTCAACTGGTATCTTTGCACCAACAGGAAGTCAATATATTCAATTTACGAGTTCAAGTATCCCAAACTATACTGGCTCAATCTTTACAGGCAACTATGATTGGTCTTGGACATTTAAATTTAAATCACCATCAGATGTGACTGAAGAGCATTCTATTTTTAAAGCTGGGTCTTCTCTTACAAACTTTAATATCTGGTGCGCTTTATCAGAAAGTAACAGTATTAACAAACGACTTAATGTTGGTGTACACTTAAGTGATGATTCTTGGTCTAATGGTTTATATCAAGGTGGTGTAACAGATTTAACTCCTAATACTTGGTATTGGGTAAGGTTGTCAAGAACAATATCTTCAAACACTTATAAATTAGAATTATCTACTGATGGAACAAATTGGACTACTGAAATATCCTTTACATCATCTTTAGGATTATATAATACTTATGCTACATTCTACCTTGCTAATTCGTACGGTTCTGCTGCAGGGACTGATGAGTATGATATGACAGGCTGTAAGTTTACGACGAGTTATTCTTATGTAAATGATTATGTAGCATATATTGTCGATGATAGAACGACAATTTCGGCGGCTGGGTTACCTTCTCAATCGGGTCAATCTGGTAAGTTCTTAACAACTAACGGTACAGCGGCAAGTTGGAGTTCTGCTCTAACAAACACGGCAACGGGTACAAACAATGCTTTAGCTCTCTTTGGAACTGCAACAGGTAGTAAAGATATTGCTATCGGCGATGGTTCACAAACATCAGGTGGAAATGGTGTTGCTGTTGGTGCTTCTGCAAAAGCGACTTATGGTTCTTCAACAGCTGTTGGTTCATCTGCACAGGCTACAGCAAGTGCTGCAAATGCTTTTGGAACATCTGCACAAGCTACAAATGCAGGTGCGACAGCTTTAGGGTATGCTGCGAAAGCTACAGCAGCTTATGCAATACAACTTGGCTACGGAACAAACTCGACTGCAAACACTCTGTCAGTAGGCCTTTCGAGTTCTAACAACTACAGATTATTAGACTCTGATGGAACTATACCAGGTGGTCGTGTGCCTCGTTCTGTTTACGATAGAGTAGAAAGTATCTCCAGTGGTACAATAGCCCTTGATGACGGAACAGTTTTCTATACAGATGCTCCAACAGTAGCTACTACATACACCATAGATAGCTCTGCATTAACTGTCAGTGGGCTTAATTATAGATACTTTAATGTTCTTATTGAGATGCCTGCAACAGCTGTTGGTATAGACTTTACAACTAATAACACTATTGTATGGGCTGAAGGAAGCACTCCTGATATGTCAATAGGTGGTAGAACTTACTTACTAGCTTTCCAAACATTTGATGGAGGAACTACTTGGATAGGCTCTTTGTGTACTTGGTGGACAACACCGACACCTTAGGAGGTCTTTAATGGTATTACCTTATAACTTAAACAGATTTGGTGGAGGTCGTGGAAGACCTTATTACTGTGAAGTAGAATGGATAGAGAACTCTGTAACATCCACCAATACATTTGCTTTTACTACTAATATGTATCCTCGTGCTGGTACTTCAATAACAATGGAGGTTATGCCAACATTACTTCAAAATACAAGACGTTTAACTGGTGCTACTGGTACTCAAGGGAATGGTTGGGGTGCTACATTTATTGAAATAACTGGAACAGGCTATTGGGGTATTGGTAATAGTGCTAGTAGTGTTGCAGCAAGTACATCAAGACGTGATAAAATAAAGGTAGAGTTTGAAACAAATGCTCATAAGCTTTACGTAAATGATAACTTAGAGATTACTTATACCTTGAATACTCCTCATACAACTGACCCTTATGGTTGGTCTCTAGGTTGTGTTACTTCTTCTACAGGTTACAGAATGCCTGCAAGATGGTATAGAGCTTATCAACAAGACTCTAATGGAAACATCATACACGATATAGTACCTGTATTAGACTGGGATATGATTCCTTGTTTCTATGATAAAGTTACTGGAGAATTATTCTACAGGACTCAAATAGTTGGTAGTGGAGATATCTCGTATGGTCGTGAAATACACTATGTAGATTGGCTGCAAAGTAATGGAACACAATATATAAAGACTGGTATATTTTCTGCTATTGGTTTAAAAGCTCATTCAGTATTTGAGTTCGATGAAAACTATTCTTATGCAACTCCTTTCTGTACTCAGTCACCTGCTGGAAATTACTATGGATTACGCTTAAAGCATACTACTTTAGTTTTCCAAGCACTTGCTGGTAGTTCTCTTGTAGACTGTGGATCGGCTGCTATTAATACAAAATATACTGTTGACTTTACAGTTACGGCAGATACGATGACTGCTGTAATAAACGGGACAACTTACACCTCATCAGTTACGTTTAATCCGACAGGTACAAATGACATTTATTTATTCTGTGCAAATGCTGGAGGATATGCTGCTAACTACTTAAGAGGTAAAATATATGAGCAGCAGTTTACAGATTCAAATGGAGTTTTGTTAGCAGATTACAGACCAGCTGTTGATGAGTTTGGTGTTGGCACTATGTTTGATAGAGTTACTCATACATACTACACTGTGTCTGGTTCAGGTGTCTTTAACTATCCTGATGTAGAATGCGAAAAGATTATTACAGATGGTACAGCATATTTGAATACTGATATTATCTTTAATGGTAATGAAACTTTTAAGATTATTGGTATGCGAAAAGGTACTTTAGGTAGATCTTTGTTTGGTGGTAGAACACAAGGAAACGTTTATAATGGCTTGTATGAATATAACAGAGCTATTTATGCGTGTGTAAACAATACCTATACAAAGGTTGATGACGTTTGGACAATAGATGAAGAACATGATTTAAGCTATACTGGAGACACTTTAACTCTTGATGGCTCTCAATACACCTTAAGAAGCGTTGTTAATACTGTGAACTTTACATCTTTGTTTGGCTTAAACAATGGTGGTTCAATTACAGCTAATGCAAGTGATGGCTCTTACATTAAGAATGTAGAGTACTACAACACCAGTAATGAGCTTGTGAGACACTATGTTCCAGTCTGCCATAGTGGTGAAGTGTGTATGAAAGAGCTTGTAGGTGGAACTTATATCACAAATGCAGCAGGCTCTGGTAAGTTTAGAGCAGTAATTAAGGAGAATAAATAATGTATGGAAAGCTTGTAAATGGAGAATTAGTGCCAGCTCCAAAGAACTTTAGAGGTATTATTAACTACAACTTATACCCAGCAAGAATGGTAGAAGATGGATACAAGCCTGTTGTGTACACTCAAATACCTGCAGATGGTGTTGATGAAATTGATGAGAATACTTTAGAAGTCTTAAAGAAAGCTGAGAAGAAATACAAGAGCACCTTTAAAGAAAATAGCAGAGCAATAACACAAGTGTGGGTAGAAGATGTGGAAGATTCTGTATAGTGTTTTTGAAGGGGCTTGGAGGAGACTCTTTGGCTCTGATGTGATACCTAGGCTTCTTTTGCATATAATCAACGTTGTAGCAACAGGAGCCCTTTTAAGGTACATGGGTAGCTCATGGATTCAAGTTGCCTCTGTAGCAGCCCTTTACGAGGCTTTCTACTGGTCTGTAGGGCATGGTCCTGCATTTGATATGGGAAGAGACGGACAACCCTCAGAAGAAATGATTAAGAGATACAAGAAGTACTTCTGGAATTCTTGGTGTGAAGTTATAGTATCTCCAGAGAACTGGTATACATTTAGATATGACTTCTTGTGGATGTTCTTTAGATATGAGATTCCTGCTGTGTTAATAGCACTCTGCTTACTGTCTCCTGTGTTCTCTTTAGCAGGACTTTGTGTTGCTTCTATATACGCAGGATGTTGGTGGCTGCATGACAATGGCTACTTAAAAGAATTAGGAGCTACTGAGCTTGCAGAAATTGTTGCAGGATTTGTTACAGGAGTATTATTATGCCTCTCTTAAAAGGATCTTCAAAGAAAACTATATCAGCTAACATTAAAGAATTAAGAGCAACTGGGAAATACTCTCAGAAGCAAGCAGTTGCCATAGCTCTTTCACAAGCTCGTAAGAGTCGTAAGAAAAAGCTTGACAAAAGAAAACGAGTATGATATACTAAAGCTATAAAGGGTATTAGAGATGATAGATTCAACAAAGGATACTGTTATTATGACTTCAGGAATTAGTGCACAGCTTTATCTGTGGCTTGATAAGGCAAACTTAATACTCTCTGTGTGTGTTGGTATTGTAACTTTAGCATACTCTACAATACGCCTTTATGATTACTTAAAGAATAGGAGAAAGAAACATGTTTGAGAACTTTTTAAATGTCATTGCAGAGAATCAATTTGCAGCTACTGCTATTGTTTTAGTATCTGCTATTATTCTTTTCTTTGTAGCTTTAAAGCCTTTGTTGGACTTTATTGTCACTAAGACACAAACTAAGAAAGATGATGAAATTGTAGAAGCTTTGTATAAAGCTATTGAAGCTCATAAAGAAGAAGTTGAAGCTATTCACAAAGCTGCTAATAAGATTAAAGAAAAGAAATGCAACAAGTAATTATAATTCTATTAGCTTGTGTATTATCTTTCATAGTTGGAAGAGTTACTAAGGAGAACAAGGAAATCACTGATGAGATTAAAAAGTTTAATAAAGGTGCTGCTGCTGGTGATGCTGCTGTTAGAGCCTATAGGGTGTGCCGTAAAAAGCTCTCAGGGAGTTCCTTGCAGTCTTCTTAAGTGCACTGACTTTTCTTCTGAAGATGATGCATACGATAATGGAGTTATTAAAGAGATCTGTGGAAAGGATTGTAGAGTAGAATGACTAAGCCAACTTTATTAGATTTAACACAACGTGTAGCAGTATTCTGTAATGCAGGATCTGTTAATGGTATTCATGACACTAGAGAATCTTTACAGATTGCTCAGATTATTAAAGAGACCTTTGAAGATCTTGTAATGCGTAGTGAGATTAGGACTACTCAAGTTCTATTACAGCTTCAATCTGTGTCTGACTTAGCTAAACCTACACATTTGTTAATGCAGTCTGAAGTTCTTACTGTAGACTTATTAAAGTATAAGAGTCCTAGAGGAACTTTAATAGATCTTCAATATAAACCTTCAGTAGAGTTTGTTGAGGATAGCTTACATTTAGATCCTACACAACCTAATATACAAACTGTTGAAGATTTCTCTGGTATTCTTTTTAATATTAGAACTGACAGAGACCCTAAGTATTGGACAATATTTGAAAATGGATCTGAAGAGTATGTTGTATTAGACTCCTTAAATAGAGAATTTGAAGACACTATTCAAGGTATTCACGTAGTAGCCTATGGAAAGATTATGCCAGAGTTTAAATTAGAGGACAGCTTCATTCCTCCTCTGAGTACTCAACAATTTCCTGTGTTGCTTTCTAGGGCTAAAGTAGCAGCTGCTAAAGAACTTAAGAATCAAGAGAATGGCATAGAGTATGATAAAGCTCGTAAACAATTCATTCAAGTCACTCAACAACACAAGTCACAGTTTAGAGGAAGTACTACATGGAACAACAGATTGCAGACGGGGAGACGTTATCATTTCTAGAGCACACAACAGCTGTTAAATTCTGTAGAGGTTGTTATAGTTGCAAAGGTGTTGAAGGTAGTTATAGTACTCTAGAGAATCTTAAAGAGGCCTGGATAGATAAACTGAGAGAGGATAAGAGAAGAGAACTAAATAGGATTGCAAGAGAACTTAGGCATACTAAAGTAAGAAACTTAAATGGTGTTGGATACGGACATAAACTAAAGTACTTAAGAAGTGAGAAAGAAAGATGGCAAATAACAAAGCTTGGCAAGTAATTCAAACAGCTCCTTTTATAGGGGGCTTAAACACTGAGATAAACGATCTTCAAGATGCTACTCAGTTCACTTCTGATGAACTTAATATGGTCATTAAAAACAATGGTACAAGATCTAGAAGGCTTGGAGTAGACTATGAAGAGGGTTATAAGATGTCCCTCAACACTCTTGTACAATATATTAATGGTGTTAAGATTAAACCTGCTTTTAGTGCTGCAGAGTGGTTGTGTACTGCCGATAATACTCACACATACTACATAGTTATTCAAGAGGGCCCTAAGATTCTTTTTTACAGAAACGAAGGTACTCCTTTCTCAGCTAATCAAGAAGACTACGAGATTGACTTAGCAGATTATAAACTCTCAGAAGATGTTGACAATTTAGACTATGCAGAAACTCCTGTAAGTTTTACTACAGCTTACGGAGGATTGTTTATAGTCTCTAAAGCTATCTATCCTATTCTTGTAACTAAACTAGAACCTCAAGAAGAATACGATCCAGATCCTATACCAGCTACTGCAGTCTTAGATATGACAGCAGGATGGAACAATAAAGCCTTCAGAGAATATCAGAGTGAAAAGAGATTTAAGATTAATGGTGTTACTGTTGGAACTTCTCAGATTTTAGGAGATTACACGACATGGCAATTTGATACTCAGAATCCTCATGGGTATGGTTATGATGACTTTGGTAATCTTATAACAGATGGTGGAGAATATTGGAATATAGGTGGGCATGGAGTCTTTGGTGATATCTATATGCGTTCTGCTAACTACTATGCAAGATGGTGGAATAGTCTTGATTCAACTGTTAGAAGGGGCATTACAGCTACTGCAATAACTCCTTATTCAGGTGACTGGATGCTTCCTGCAGAACAAGCAATGTATGGAGGGTATGCTCAAGAGTACTTAGAGTTTACCTGTCCAGTAGGTCCTTTATATTCTGGTATAAAAATTAGTGTAGAGACTGCTGCAAGATCTAATAAGCTTTCTAAACAATATGCAATCTATTACACAAAAGAAGCTATTACAGGAGGATTTGTTCCAACAAACATTAAAAGTAGATTAGATGTTCAGATTAGAGACTTCAAAGGTGTTAAAGATATCTATGATGGTCGTATAGATCTGTTGCTTGGTGAAGGAGTCTCAATCAGACCTAAATGGCCTAAATCAGAATCTGATATGACTGATGAAGAAATAGCAGAGAGTCGTGCACATACTTATAATCTATGGAATCAAGGGTGGAATCAACAAGAAATCACAGACTACTTAAATGCTTATACATTTACTGAAGACAATATTCAAAAAGCTTTTTATCCTTCTAATAACTACCAATGGTTCCTTGCAAAGGACTCAAGTACTCTTGCATTTAAGCCTACAGATTTAATAAAGATAGCTTTTGGTAATACTAGAGCTCCTTCTGGAAGAACTATTTTATATTATTTACACCAAGATAGAGAGGATGCTAGTGGTATAGTAGGACTTGAAATAGAATACCCTAGAACTCCTTATTATGTTGATATAATAGCTTATGCAGGTCGTGTGTGGTATTTGTCAGGAGATACTATATTATACTCTCAAGTACTCTTTGATGATATTACTAAAGCTGATAAGTGCTATCAAGAAGCAGACCCTACATCAGAGAAGATTTCAGACTTAGTAGACACTGATGGAGGTATGATACAGATTCCAGAGCTTGGTGAAGGTATAAGATTCTGTTTAGTTGGAGCTGCATTAGCTGTAGTAGGTACTAAAAGTATTCAATTAATTTCTGGTGGTCAGAACAATGCTTTCACAGCTACAGCGTACACAAGAGGAGCTATGCAGGCATACACTACTGTGTCTCCAAGAAGCTTCGTAACTACTGAATACGGTACTTTCTTCTGGTCTGATGTTGGAGTTGTGTTGTTGTCTTATCAAGAAGGATACGCAGCTCAGAATATTACTGAAAACACTATTAACACTTTCTATCAGAAGATTCCTGAATGGGCTATGGAGAAATGTGTAGGTGTCTACAACAGAGCTCAGAAGCAGATAGTGTGGATGTATCCAGGGGATGAAGATAATCCTATTAATCTTAATAAAATGCTCATATATGATGTATTAAAAGGCTCTTGGACTCCTTTTGAAGTTGCTTCTTCAGGTTCTCTTGAGGATGGTACTTCACTGCCTTGGATTGTTGGTGGTGTTACATTAGAGACTTCTTATAAGAATGACAACATCTATCCAGTGTATGTAGATGGTGCTGAAGTAGTTGATGATAGAGGCTTTAGAATTCTTGCTGATGAGCCTATTGAAAGAGAAGACCAAGTATTTAAGAGTGCTGTTTTAGTCTGTTTTGATAACTTTGAAAGTAAAACAACATTTGGTAACTTTGATAACCTTAACTGTCTTGACTGGGCTGCTGGAGATATCTATGGTCCTGGTGTAAACTATAGCAGCTACTTAGTATCTCATCCAATTAACTTAGATAGCACTGCTTATAATAAAACTATACCGTATATCCTAGCATACTTTAGAAGAACTGAAACAGGATACACAACAGATGGTGTTAAAATCTATCCAAGTGCTTGTCAAGGGGTTATTCTGTGGGACTGGAACAATACTGGAAGATCTGGTAAATGGGATGCTCAGCAGGAACTCTACAGATACGAGAAAGATACTTTATTAGATAATGATTATGTGTTCTCTAAGACTCGAGTATATGGTGGTGGAAGAGCTTTTAAGGTTAAGCTGTCCTCTAAAGATAACAATTACTTTGTTGTAGAGAACATTGGATTTAATATTTATGGAGATGCGAGGATATAATGGCTAAGGAAGTTGGAAAAGAAGCTGGAATGTCAGCAGCCTCTGGAGCTACAGCAGGTGCTACTTTAGGTACTGCTATAATGCCTGGATGGGGTACTGCTATTGGTGCGGCCATTGGTGCTGTTGTTGGAGGCATAGCTGGTGCTTTTTCAGGTTCTTCTAAAAAGAAGGCTAAGAGATACCAAAAGCTTGCAGCAAAAGTGCAACAAGAAAGAGAAGCTAATAGAGACTACGAACAATTCTTACAAATGATTAGACAACAAAGAATTGCAAGAGCTACCACAATGTCTCAAGCAGTCTCCTTGGGTATAGAAGAATCTACAGCACTTCAAGGAGCAGTATCAGGACAACAATCTCAAACTGCACATGGAATTAATTATTTAGCAGAAGACAGAAGACTTCAGGAATTGTATAATAGTTATATGAAGAGTGCTGGAAAAGCAGCTAGTATAGCTCAAGACCAGTCAACAGCTTTTAACACTTTGAATAACCTAGTGATGGCTGCTGGAAACACTATGATGAAAGGTAATGCCACTTCAACAACCACAACTACAAATACACAAACAACATCACAACCAGGAGTTACTGGAACTTTCTCAATGAATCCTGTAATAAACTACTAGGAGATTACTCTAATGGAAACTATTAAAGACCTTACAAGATTTCAAACAATTAAAAACACACCTGTAGAAGAGATTGATGAGAGCAGTTTAGAAACAATTCCAGAGAACTCTCAGAACTACTATCATGGTTTGTGTTCAAATGCTTTTGATACTGAAGTAGATCCTCCTATGAATGCTGATGAGATTGATGCAGACTACGAATTAGGGGCTTCGATAGTACACGATAGAGTTCAAGAGGACCGTATAAATCTCTTAGAGGGTATGGTAGGCTCTGGTTCTCTTAGTGGTTCCATAGGACCTCAAATAGCTATTGATGTTATGCAGGCTCCTTATCCTGAGAAAGACATCTCTTTACAAACTCTTCAAGCAGAGAACTATAAACTTAAAGCAGGTTCTGAAGATATTGACAGAGCTAATCAAATCTTAGACAATCCTGATGAAGCTGATAAAAGAACTAAGTACACAACTAACTTAGGCATCTTTCAGACTGTGTTAAATGATGTAGATGCAGCTGCTGATAAAGCTGGTGGTGGTGTTGGTTATTTCTTAAGAGGCTTCTTACCTTTTGTAGATACTTACAGAGCTATGACGACAGACTTGCCAGGGCTTAATTCAGGTTCTTTAGATTATGCTTCTAAGTTAAACATAGAGATTAACAACAGAATGCAATCAATGGAACCTGAAGACTTTAACAAATGGTTAAAAGGTTTTGTAGCATACCAACAGAAACAAGGGCAATCTTTTCATAGGATTTCAGAGCTCTTAAACAAAGCTGTGGTTCCTTCTAATGAGATGTATATGAGTGTCATTGGAGATATCTCTGATATAGCTACATTAGGTAGTGCAGGAATAGCTGCTAAGAGTGCTGGTGGAGTTATTCCTGCAGCTAAAGTACTTGCTAAAGGAGCTATGGAGACTGTTCCTTTCTTACCAACAGCTGCTAAGCTTACTGCAGGTACTCTTAAAGCAGCAGGTAAGATACCTCAAATAGCTACTGATGTTGTGTCTGGTAGAATCTTTACAGGTAATATTACTGGTGCTACTGCTGCAGCTCTTAAGAAGATTGAAGCAGCTGTTGAAGCTGGAGAAGCAGGAATAGAGACTGCTGAAGAAGCTGTTAAACAAGTTACAAAGTATATGGTAGATCCTTTTGCAACTGGTAATGTTCCTGTTGGAATTAAACTCGGTAAGGCTGCAGAAGGGATACAAACAACTGCTGATTTATACAGAGAAGAAGCTAAATTAGGATGGGTTTTAGGGCAAGGTTCAAGCCTTAAGAAGTACTACACAGATATGTTTGAGAGTGCTTGGAAGTCTCATAATATAGAACCTCCTACAAACCTTACACAAGTCACAGATATGCAACCTATTGTAGAGTCTACTAAAGTTTCTGGAAGAGTCTTAGTAGGACCTAAGGCAGGGCATTCCTTTGTGTCTGAAGAGCAAGCTACTAAAGCTCTTAAAAGATTTATGAAGAATGCTGATAAGTCTTCTGTGTCTGCTGAAGTTGTGCAAGCAGCTCCAGGTTCTTTCTTCATTCAAGCTGATGTTAAGTTAGGTAACACCATTGGAGAGATATTTGAGAATTACTCAGAGTCTACTGGAAAGTGGTCTCCTAAGTTCTTATTAGGAACACAGAAGTCTATGCCAACAGGTGCTCAAGCTTGGAGACAGATTGCAACAAGAGACTCTAACTTCATCAGAGAGAAGCTATTGACATATCAGAAAGCTGTGAAGTCTCTTAACAAATCTGAACAGAAAGTATTAGAGAACCTTAAAGAGATTAGTAAAGAGAAGTGGTTTACTCCTGAATACTTAAGAGCATCAGGTATCTCTGATAAAGTTGTTAATGCCTATGCAGCTGCTAGAATTGTAGAAGACACTAACTATGCTGTAAAAGCTGTGTACAATTCTAAGAGATTAGCTGAAGAAGGTTGGACAAGGATTGTTACAGGGCTAGATCCAGAGAATCCTGTAATGACTGGTAAAGTTGTTTCAGAAGATAATATTGAGTTTAATAAAAGATGGTTTAGTTTAGGAGATGGTACAGAACCTCGTAAGATTACTCCTGCACAATTTAAAAAGAACTTTGCAGATAAATATGCAGTAGTAGAAGGTTTGTATGAGCTTGATAATGTACCTGCTAAGTATGCTTATTTGCTTGTACCTAAAGATAACTTAAGAGTATTTAAGCTTGACCAATACTTTGGTAGTTATGTTCCAGGCTTTAGACACTTTTATGATCCTGATACATACTTCATTAAGCAGCCTATATTTAAGACTCTTCCAAGTGGTAGAAGAGTTCTATCAGATATTCACACAATCAGAGGTGCTACTACTTTAGCAGAAGCTCAAGAGTACGCCAAAGAAGTTGAGAGAGTTAGAAAAGCTGTTGGAGAAGTCTTAGGTACTTCAGAAAAGAGTAAGAAGTTCTTGCCACTGAAAGCAGCAGCTAACAAAGCTCTTCAAGGTATGGATAACAAATACTTAAACTTTAATAATGTTGATGATGCTGTTGCATGGGCTAAAGAGAATGGTGTAGATTTGCTAGCTAAAGAGAGTGTAGTAGGTGTGTTAAAGGAAGGAGAAGCTTCTAATGTCTTTAGTAAGTCTTTAAATTACCTCTCACAGGAAGAAGCAGAAGACTTTACAAAGTATGTTAAGAACTATGAATTCTCTAGTCCATCTGCAATAGCTCGCTTAGAACGTGGTGAAGGTGTTAAAGATGTTGCAACAGATGCTCACTTACCTTGGATGGATGTTAATAGGGAGCTTAATAGTGTTGTTAGAGAAGTTGAACGTTATGGTGTCATGAATGACTATACAAAGGTATTTGCAAGTGACTGGGTAGATACCTTCAGAGATGTTGTAGATACCTCTGTAGACCCTGTTTCCGCCCTTTCTAGAGGCCTTATAAATAAGAAAGGAAATCCTGCTAAAGTTGCTCAAGCACAATATGCAAAACTCATGCACGATTATATTAGAGGTGTGCCTAATGCAGTAGACAAAGCTACTGAGCAGTGGTTAGGTAATCTTTTAATGTCTGTTGGAGAGAACCACGAGTGGCTTAAGAATGTTCCTTTACTTGGTGATGCTTTCCAAGAAGGCTCAAGAACCTTTAAGACTCTTACAACTCTAAAGCCTATTGACTGGGTTAAGACATACACTTCTCATTTCTACTTAGGTATGTTGAGAGCTAAACAATTACTTACACAAGGTTTGGCAGTAACTCAAACACTTTCAATATCTCCTATTGCAGGTACTAAAGCTCTGCCATATTCCTTTGTAACTCCTTCTTTATTAGCTAAGGCTGATGATGAAGCTTTTGAATTTGCTGCTAAGATGTTAGAGAATAGTGGAGAAGTTGTTGGCAAGTCTAAGATTAAAAGATTAGTAGAGAACTTAAGACACTTTGATATCTATGGACAATCCATTAAAGGTGGTGCTTTTGCAGACATGGACACAAGACTTGGTAAACTTAATGAGCTCTCTTTCTGGTTCTTTAGAAAAGGTGAAGCTTTTAACAGAGTGCATTCAGCTACTACAGCTCTGATGGAGAAGGGCTTAGAGTTTGCAGACTTAAGTAAGATATCTTCTAAAGAGATGTCAGAGCTTCTTGTACGTGCTGAACAGTTGTATATGAATATGGGTAAGACTGGTGTTAGTGCTGCACAGATGAGTGGTGTTGGTAAAGTATTGCTACAGATGAAAGGTTTCTCTTTAAGAGGTATTGAAGCCCTCACAAGTAGCTCTTTAACAGCTGCTGAGAAAGGTCGTTTACTTCTCTTTAACACAATGGCAACGGGCTTAGCAGGTACTGTTGGAGCTAAGTTTGCATACAATGTATACGACTGGATGACAGATGATTTAGGTGTGTCTGATGAGACTGCTTTGATGGTTCAAGAAGGGCTCTTAAATACTCTTACAAGAGAAGTTATGGACCACCCATTAGACCTAGCATCTCTAATGAATCCTGAGTTTGGTAGTTTCTTTGAAGACCTTTATGATGTAGCTACTTCAGGTGCTATGCAGTTTGTAGCAGGCTCTACAGTAACTGGTAAAACTTGGAACACAATATCTACAATAGCTAATGCAATGTCTGCATGGGTTAATGAAGAAGCTACTACAGATGTCATTAAGAATACATTTAAGATTATAGCAGCTCAAGGAAGTCTGCCACCAGCATTTAATGAATACTCTACAGCTTTCCACATGATTACAGCAGGGCGTAAAGTAACTACTTCAGGAACTCTGATAAGTGAAGATATGTCTGCTATGGATGCTGTGTATGCTATGATGGGCGTTAAGACTTTACCTGAATCAGACTACTATGAATTTGTAGCAAGACTGTCAGATGATAGACAGAAGGTTACTAACGCTATTAATGACATGAAGAAGATCTTTACATCTGTTATCACAGACCCTGGAAAAGACTTTAACATTGCTATCTTTGATAAGTACTTTGCAATAGTCTGTGATAACTACCAACTGACTCCTAAACAGAGACAAGAAGTCTGGAATCAGTTAAATAAAAGAGCTGGGGAAAACTTTGTAGGCTACAAACCTAAACTCTTAAAAGGTGTTGTAGAAATGTATGGAAGAAATAAAGCCGAAGAATATTTGAAAGCGAGGAAAGAATGGCTGGATTAATTAATTATGACTTGCAACAATCTCCTGAATCTGCTATGAGAACTGGAGATCCTGTAGACAGATACGAGTGGGCTCCAGGAATTCAACAACTAGGTCGTACTGCTGAAGGTGCTCTTGATGCCTATAGAACATATCAAAAAAGACTTAAAGAAGATGCTGATAAACAACAGAAGATTCAAGAGAACATTGATGAAAGTAACTACGAAAGAGAAATAAGACAGCTTTCAGTAGAGCTTGACACAATATCTGGTATAGGACCTTCTGAACGTATTAATAGGATTCAAGAGGTTGATGATAAGTACTTTCACTTAGATCCTGCTAAGAGATCTGCAATCAGAAAAACAGTAGGCTTAGGAGACGAATACAACATCTCTTATAACTTAAGCCAACAAAGAGGCCAAGAGTATGTAGCACAAAAGAAAGAAGAAGATGCTGCTTACATGAACCTTGCTAGAGCTTTTAAAGGGGCTGCAGTAGATACTATGTCTCCTGAAGAACAGATACAATTAGGTAAACAGATTGAGAATGAAAATGTTTTGAATAACTCTAATACTCAATACATAACTTCAGGTAATGTTAATGAATCTCTAGTACCTTCTGTAAATACAACATCTGCTATCAGTCTTCAGAGTGCTGTGTCTTCAGATGCAGAAAATCAAATAGCTTCTGGAGGTTCCTTAGATTATGAATGGGTTAATAATGAAGCTGCTGTTATGCTTAACAGATTACAAGCAGCAGGTTACAGTCCTGATCAAGCTGCAGCATTAACTCAAAGATCTATGTATTACTACAAAAAGAATGCAGATTATCTTGCAAAGAACCAAGATGAAGCTGCTAAAGTCAAAGCAAACAATAAAAAGATGATGACAGACCAATATGCAATTAACTTGCAAGAGCTAACAGGGATGCCTTTAGAGGTAAACTTATCACTCTTAAATAATCTTCAATACATTTCTGATGAGGGTACTAGAGGAAAAGTATTAGGAACTATGGATCAGCTTTATGCAGCAGGTTTAAACAACTATGTGAAGAACTCTTATTTGACTCCTAGTAAGCTGTATACACCAAGCGTTTTAAGTACTGTTGCAAGTCCTGGTACAAGCATACAAGCACCTGCATCAGCTCTTCAATACGCTTTAGGTCATGAAGGAGAATTTACTAGAGGTCAAATAACAAACCAAGGACTTGTGCTTAATCAAGCTCTTTCTACAAACCTCTTAAGTTCTGATCAAAAACTCTTGTATTCTCAAGAAGACTTAGATGCTTACTTGAATTCTAGTGCAGACAATGCTAAAGAGTGGACTCGATTAACTCAAGAAAGCTTGCCAAGTGTTACAGATCAGTTTGCGAAAGCGACACCAGAAGAACAAAAAGTAATTAAAGATAGCTATAACAAAGTGATGTACAACTTCTTAGAAGATGCTTTAGAGAAAGTTGCTAGAGATACTAGAGGAGCTATTACATACTCTGATGGTGTGTTATCTTCTAATTATACTCTTGATAGGGACTTAATAAGAGACACAAATGCTATCTTAAGTGAGATGAAGAATGTCTCATGGAATGCAAAAGGAGCTGTTGACAGCTGGAAAGAAGTTGATAACAGAATTAAACTGATGGTTGCTGAGAAATCTCTAGGTCTTGAGAACAAAAGTAGTGTTTCTAGTGACCTAGCAGCTATGATGAACCCTGTAGCAGCTGGTTTAGGTTCTGTTGCAGGTACTGAACAGGGCATGGCTTTTGGAATGACACCAAGAGAAGCTGCTAGAACTTCTGCTAACATGAGAAGGATGGGAATAGGTACTGAAGGATTTAGAAAGTTTGTTGAGAATACTCTAAGTTCAGCAGCTGCTGTGTCTCCTACTCAGTATTTATCAGAAATACCACAGGGAATCAAGAATGTCTCTGATAGAACTAGAGAAGTCGGTGGGCAGCTATTTGGAGTTGGTGTTCAGAAAGTTGAAGATGAACTTAATAAAAGATCTGGTAACTTCTTAGACTTTATTAAAGGCTTTGAAGGGTTCAGAGGAGAAACCTATGATGATGTAGGACAACCTGCTATAGGTTATGGGTTCCGTAAGAGCACTCTTCAAAACGCTCCTGAAGAAACTAAAAAGAAATTAGAGCAAGTTGTTCCTGGAATTACTTCAGAAGGCTTTAATAGAATCACGAAGGAGCAAGCTTCTGCAGTTCTACCAATTCTTTTGGAAGATATCTATGTACCAGAACCACCG